CAATGCTCATAAGTGTGTCGCATACAATTTCTTCCAGTGCGGCATCTCTTGTGTTTTCGTGTTCATCGGCCTGCAGTCGGTTGCCGTATCTCTCAATTGTGCGGTCAATCATCTTGTTAAGGTCAACACCCTTGCGTACAAGATAGTCTGACACAAAGTCACTCAACGTTCGCCATTCGGTTGGGTTGGTTTTCTTAATCATATGTCCGGCTTCATGTAAAGCTGTGGCAAGGATTTTCTGACTTGAAATTTCTGAGCTTAAAATAATGTTGCCGTCTCTTGCAACACCGTTCACTCCGTCAGCAAGACGATCTGAGATAATAATGTTTCTGCCCGTCTTTGTCGCAAGGTTGCCGAGTGTATTAATAAGCTCCTGCGAAATGTGTGAAACATCTGTTCCGCTGTCTGCATACACGCTCACACCGCTTGTGTCGGCTCTGCCGTTGCGGTTGATTAACTCGGTCAGTCTGTTGGCATGGTGTTGAGTGTTAATGTCAACATCTCTTCTGCCGGTGCTCAATGCCTGACTTACAATCTGTTCACCGAGAATATTTTTAAGAATCGTATATTCAGAAGTTTCTCTGAGTGAATCAAGTTTAACGCCCTCTCGACCAAAGCTGTATGCGGCTGAATATGCTTTGTTATATTTATAAAGCATTTCGTCATCAGTCATTCTCTGAGCCTGCGGACTTTCTCTCCATTCTTCAAAGTTTGAAATATAGTTCCTTGCACCGTATGTATCAAATTCGTTTGCACTGTGAACAATCGTATCAAACTGACTGTCAGAGAATGTTATGCTGTCCGCATTAACCTGTTTACCGTCATTTGTGTTGAACACAAGTGTATTTTCTTCATCACTGCGATTGATTTTTGCTGAGCTTTCAAGGCTCTTTAGTGCAACCTTGACAACCTTACCCGTTGAAGTATCTGTTGCGATAATGCCGTTTGGATGCTTCTTGCCAAAAGCATATACGCCGTACATTTTGCCGATATCCTCTGTATCGGCTTTTTTTGTTGCATTGATTACAGTGCTTGCCTGTGCCTGTTCTGCGTTCTGCTGTCCGTTCTGAGCCGTGTTCTGCTGTGTAGGGCTCTGTTCGTTCTGAGCATTAACAGTCTGATTACTCTGCTCTCGTGTGTTCTGCTTTTTAACCTGAGCAATTTTGTTTACAAGTTCGGGATTTTTGCCAACCTCTCTGTTGATAAGATACATAAGGTTGCCGACATCTCCGGCACTGATTTTTCCCTCGTTATCGGTTTCAACGAGTTTCTGCATTTTGTGTGCATAGTTGTATGCTCTATCGTTTTTGTCGGTTGCAAGTCCTTTCCTAATGAGTAAATCAAGGTCAAAGTTTTCATCAGCCATTGCTTGCTTACCGTCTGCAATATTGCTTTCTTTGTTTTGGGCAAGTTCCATTTGCACACCGCCGAGATTAATTCCCGCTGTAGCAAGGTTAAGCACACCACCCGATATTGCACCGCCGGCAAAATCAAGTCCGACATTTCTCCAGAAGTCCCAGCTTGCGGCATTCTCCGCCTCAGTCTCACTCATTCCTTGATCAATATAATTTTTCTTTGCAAGGTTGTATGAAGATAAATCCTTGTTAATTGCGTCATCCGTCAATCTGTTTGCAAGGTCGGTAAAGGCCTCTTCCGAGCCTTCAGTAAATGCACCTTTAAGCACATTCCCGACAGCCGCACGAAATGTGCTTTTTCCGCTGGCTTTAAACGCCGAGAGCTGTTCAAGAGAAACCTTTTCAAAAAGAGTTTCGGCAATACCTGATGCAATACCGGTCTTTACCGCATTGTCAATTGTACCGCCGTTGTTGATAACTTCATTCGCCGCACCGACACCGGCACTTGTGCCCATAATGCCGAGTGACAAAGCCTGTCCGCCCGGAACGGCATTGAGCGGTAACAAAGAGGTAAAGTCAGCCATACTCATTCCTGTGTTGTAAAGGAATGAACCGAAATCATTGCTAATGTTTTCAGATACCTTTGCACGCATAGCGTCAGATATAGCCGTACCTGTTTCCTCGGGGTTAATATATCCGTCACCGCCATTATATTTTTTATCAAGGTCGGTTGAAATATATTTTGCGGCATCGGGAACAGCACCACCGAGCCTTGCTCCTACGCTTGCAATTGAACCGAGTATAGGATGTTCATCAGCATACTCTGTACTTATTCTTGTAGTTTCCGCTGCTTTTTCTGCATCTCTTTCTCTTTCATACCATTTATATAATGATTCGGTGTCATAACCTTCCTTTTTCAGATTCTTAAAATTCTTTTCAATCTGTGTACGCTCTTTGTCGGACAACTTGTTAATGTAGTTATAATCATCAAGAGTCACCTGATTTTTTATGCTGTCAGTATCGTGTCCTGTACTTGCAAGCATATGCTTGGTATCATCATAGTGTTGTAAAGCATAGTACTTCTGCATTACAGTTTTGAGTATAACATTCTTATCAACTATATCGTCATACTCTTTTTTCTTCTGTTCAGAGAGTTTAGCTCTATTGATGTATGTATCAATTTTATCCTGTTCATCTTCAATATTCCTGCGTCTTGCTTCTTTGTTTTCGTCTGTACCTGTTGTTCCTCTGTCATACAGATTTTCGTATTCTTTGCTCAGTTCCCGGTTGTATTTTTCAAGTTCTTCGCTTGTGGCATTGTCATACATATGCTTATTAAGCCAGTTAAGCTCACTTGTTGTTGCGTGCAATCTCGCATTAAGCCTCTGCTCAAGCGTTGAGTTTTTATATTTGTTTTCAAAACTTTCCGTAAGTTTGTTTGCTTTGTTGCCAATATCGGCAAGAACAGCTTTCTGCGAATCACTTAAATCATACTCGCCGTTTCTCTGCTTTTCTGCAATCTGTTTGTCAAGCTCATCAATTTTTGAATTGTACTCTGAATAAACTTTATACCTATCCTTTTTTCTTGTATCAATACCTGTAGAGGTTACAAGTCCGTTATCAAGTGCATACTTGTTGCGTTCATCAACTAATGCTTTTCTTTCTTCGGTCATACCTTTTAAAGATTGACTGCGCGCATATTCCTTAGCGTTATGTCGGTTTATTTCCGTCTGCTTATTAACCCTGTCGGCAAGTTCATCATATTCTTTCTGCATTTTCTCGGCGGTTTTGGTGTCACCTGTCGCAACCGCAGCATTATACATGTATGTAAGTCCTTTAACTCTATCATTCAAAGACTTGTTCGGGTTTTTAATTGCGTCCTTCAAATCCTCTGCGGAGCTGTTCGCATTATTCAAATTTCCACTAAAAAAGGATTTAATATCCGAGCCTGCACTTGAAGAAGTATTGTTACTGCTTTTTACAGAAATATCATTTGTCGCTGTTTTATTATTTGATGATGTCGAACTTGTGTCGTTTGGTAAATCGTGTTGATGCTGAAATACTTCCTGCTGAATCCATTCGTTATATGAAGCCACCTGCGTTTTTCCGTTTTCATCGGTTATATACCTCGGTGCTGATGTATGCTGAATATAATTATCCGAACGGTCAATACCGTTGTGATAAAAGTTTCCGCTGATTTTGCCTGCTTTAAAATCTCTTAAATCGTCGCCTGCGGTTCTTTTTCTTTGCTGTGCCATATATACAGTCCTCACTTTTTCTTCTTATTTATCGGTAGTTCGTTCCACTCTTTTTCCGATAAATATTTTGTTTTTCCGTTTTCGTCCGTAGTAACTCTTGAAGTTGACGTTTGAAAATAATCAGTGTTTTTACCGATACTCATTGAGTTCGGACCGCCGTAGTGGTCATCATTAAGCGTTCCGCCGTTTTTGCTCATCCTGTCAAGCGTGCTTGTCAGGTCAGCTGTGCTGACATTGAGCTTTTCTGCAATATAATCCATTTCGTCGAGCGTGATGTAGCCGTTATAATAGCCCTGTGCAAGCTGACCGACCTTGTATTCATACTTAGCATTTTTAAGGTCATATGCATCTACGAACTTATCATATGCCGCTCTGTATCTGCGGTTATCCTCTTTCTCCTGTGCAGCTTTCTGTTCTTTTGCCAACTCTGTCTGAGCCTTAACATAAGCGTCATAAGCAGATTTATTTTTATCGTATTCAATCTTCTGAGCGTTTTCTCTTTCAGCCTGTGCATTTTGTGCAAGCTGATTGGCACTTACCGTGTCATACAAATAACGCTGACTGTCTGCTGCTCTTGCTGATGAGAGATTATTTACTGCTCCGTTAAGTTTTGCTGAGTAAACATCATTATTAGCGCTGTCAAGGTTTGTGTCTGCCTGTCTGTCGGTTGAGTACCTGCTTGCAAGAAGATTAAGATAGTTCTTGTAGTCTCCTACCGTGTCACGATTACGGCTGTAATCCGTACCCTCAAGCGTGTTATAGAGGTTAAGCACATTTGCGTTTTTTTCCTGCTTTGACTGATAATCCTGTTGTGCAAGTCCTCTAAATGTACTTTCTGCATCGCTTATATTGCCCATACGGTCATTGTAAACCTCGTCTGCGACTGTATCGGCATAGGTAGGATTGTAACCGCCTGAAAGCTGATTAGCTGTGTTACGGCTCGTATCTCGTGCCATAGCGGCATTCTGCGCAAATTCCTTGCGGTACTGCTGATATGCCTTGTCTTGCGTCGGATCATATTCAAATCCTCTGCCTGTCAGATAGTTGCTTATGGCGTCATCTAACTTACCGCTGTAAGTGCTTTTATAATTGTCAACCTGTCCTGTCGCTGTTGATTCTGCACCCGCAAGAGCGGTGGCACTCTGCTTAGTGTCACCGCTCACCGTCTGATTCGGTACTTCATTCATAAGGTCATTATAAATCTTTTCTTCACTGTTCACGCTCAATGTTCTCACCTCACTTTATTTTTACCTGACTGTTCAGATAATTGTAATAAGCATCCGACTGTCTGCGCTGGCTGTCAATACTTGACCTTGTGTCGGCACTCAATGTGTTGTGTTCATACTGTGCCTCGGCAAGACTTCTGATGTCTGAAAGATTACTCTGTGCCGCTGACATTTGTGTCTGCCAGTGAGCAAGTTCGTTCTGAAAGTTACTCATATCAAGGCCTTTGCTTGTGCCGTACTTATTCTCGTAGTAGTTCATAAAGTCGTAATCATCCGTTACGCTGTCCCTGTATTTCTGATACTGCGTGTTATCAAGGTTCTGCAATACGCCGATTCTGTTCAGCGTATCTTCCTGCTGTTGCTGATAACTCTTGTAGGCTTCATTTTTAAGTGTGGGTACTTTGTTTGCAAGCTCGTCCATATACTCGCCGAATGCCTTTTGTCCTGCCGCCTGTGCATAAGTGTTACTGTAACCGCCTGTGTTAGCTGCATAACTTCCTTGTACATTTTCCTGTGCAACCTTACCCTCACGGGTATATTTTTCTTTCGCCTTTTGATATTCAGAAGAATTTTCGGGAGTCCAGTCAAATTTATTCTTTTGGTACTGATTGGCAAGCTCGTCAATCGCTCCCTTGTACTTGCTCGTATATCCCTTATTGATTTTATCCGTGTAGGAATTAGCGTAGTTGTCAGCCTGCTGACGAGCCTGTCTTGTGTCGTAACTGTCAGCGTATGTCGGAGCTGATGAGGCAACACGGTTATAGTTATTAACCGCATTGTCAACATCGCCTGTGCCGTAAACCTTGTATGTATAAGCCATTATTTTTCACTTCCTTTTTGTGACTGTCCGATTGCGGATAGAAAATCATCTGTTATATTGTCGCTGTCAATATTACTGAGCACGAAAGCCAGCTGTTCGTACATATCGTTTAGATAGTTCCGCATTTCTCCCATGTCATTTGTTGAAGGGGGCGGATCAAGTTTAAATGTTGCCACGCTTATCACTTCCTCTACTGTGCTCAATGTCAATTCCGTATATTTCGACCTGTCCTGTTCCTACAAGTTTAAGGCGCAGATATTCAGCTCTGCGTAAAGCTACGGCGAATACTCTCGGCTTTTTCTCGCTGTACAGCATTTCCGATACTTTTCGCCATTCGCCGTTGTCCTTATACTGCACAAACAAGCTGACCTTTGCTCCTTTTTCGGCTTTAATGCCGATTCGAATTTTTCCGATATTTTTCACATTAAATTCGCCGTCGTAAAGGTCGCCTGTTTCAGCAGACCACTCAAAGCACTCTTCCTGTTGATACTCATATTTCGTATTGTCAACAAGAAGATTGTCCGCTTTATCAGGACACATAATGTTTTCTTTGGTATCGTCAAGCCAATACAGAACACCGTTGTATGTGGTGCAGTCAATCATCTTTGCGTCGTCTTCCTTGTGCCACAAGCCTTTGTCGGTATCGTACACAAGAAGTTCCTGCTCTCCGTCATCTCTTTCGGCAGATATGTAGTATTTATTTCCGTGTCTGCCGCCGACTGCGTTCTTATAAGTATGTCCCCACAAAGATTCTTCGCTTATGAGTGCCGGCAAGCTACCGCTCTGATAAGCATATACACCGTTATGGCCAAGATAAAATAAGGTTGAGTTAATGTTGACAAGGCTCTTTTCGCTTCCGATTGCGACACCCGGCACATTGTATTCTGCAAGGGTAAAATTGCTCGGCTTTGTTCCGTAGATTTTTAATGCGTAGTTTTCTTTGAAGAAAATAACGCTGTCGCCTCGTGTTGCAATCCCTGTAAACTTTCCTTCTTTACCGCAGGTCATAGCCCAGCTGTCTGTACTGATTCCGTCACTGTATGCCTGCCAGTTGCGCTCATCGCCTTGTTTACAACAATAAATTTCGTTTTTGTCTGAGGAGCAACACCACAAGCGGTTTTGCATTTCAACAATTTTCCCCTCATCAAAATCGGGTGAGATTCTTTCAACTGTGACCGTACCTGTGTACGGCACGCTTGATTCCAATTCGCACTTGATTACAAGCTCATTTTTAGAAACGTAATAAACCTTGAAAGTTTTCCCGTTAAGGTTTTCTACATAAGTCTTATCGGCGTAGCTTTCAGCATCTGTGCTGACAAGAGAGTCAGTTAATCCGCTGATTTTAACAAAATCTCCAACTTCAATATGCAATCCAATGTTTTTGGCTCTTATTGTCGTATAATTAAACTTTTGAGATAACTTTTTGAAATTCAAAAGCCTATTCTTTTTAAATGTACTGTCCTTCTTTTCAATTCCGATAACAGAATAAAAGTTGTTATAACTCTCAATTACCGTGCCTATCTTAATATCATTTAAGCTGAATATATCAACCATGTCTTTATTACTTGTCAACTGATATTTGGTGTCTGTTAAATCGTTGTTGGTATATAAAGTTATGCTCGGTCGATAATTTTTGTTCGCACTTGCGTCATAATATGAACGTGTAATTGAACATAACAAATATGCATAATCAAATGTCAAGGCATCAAGTTGCAGATTACTCTTTGTTTCTACTCGTGTGCTCAAATCTTTGTTCCGGCAATCAATCATAGTCACCTTTTTGTTGCTCATATTAACCGAGAATTTCTCGGGGAATACTACAACCTTGTTGCCGTATAAAACAATATGGTGCTGTTTTGCCGCATCAATCTCATCAATCTTTGTGACCTCTGCCCCGATATGCAGATTTTTGTCTGAGTCAATATAAATCAAACCTGAGTTAGCCGACAAAAGATTTGAGATGATTTTGATTTGGCTATCGGAAGTAATTCGGGAGCGGTTTGCTCTCGGTGCAAGCTGTGGGTATTTATCAGAAGTCATATTTTTAAAATCTTTGAACTCTGTGTAAATACTGCTTGATGAGCTTGAAACCCTTGAAAAGCCTGTGTTCGGACTTCGGTTAAGTCCTCTGAACACGCTGATACTCGTTGTGTCTCTCCTCGGTATTCTTAATTCGGGTAGCATATTGTCACCTCTTAACCAATGTGAAAGTTATACCTTTTCTTTTGTGGGTGTGTTCGGAACCAAAACACTCCAAAATCCTGCCTCAGCTGATTATATACACTCATATCAACGGAATATCTTTCAGCCTCTTCGTAGTCCCTGTCAATCTGTGCCGCACAATAAACCTCATACATTCTGTCGTATGGAGCAGGGGCAAGCAGTTCAAAGTCACGGTCCGTGTCAATCAGATAGTTTCCGTATGTTCCAACTATGTAATTATCGCCTTCGCGATTACTTATTACATTGCTGATGATTTCCATTTCTACCTCATTAATATAACTTATAATGTCCTCATCGGACACATCATATCCGCTTTTAAGATTCCTCACTCTTTCAATTACCTTGTCAAGTGTCATATAATCACCTCTCTAATATCTGTGTACGCAAAAACGCAAAAAGGCGGAAGCTACCGCCCCCGCCCTTCTGCGAATTTTGTGTAAGGAGTACAATTTATTCCTTGTTATTGAATTAGATTCTGCCCTCGGCAATTGCCTGCTGAGCGATCTCGGCAGCCTTATCCTGCACGCCCTGCGCGAATTCAGCCTGCTTAATTGAGTTGTCAATAATCTCCGCAACCTTGCGTGGAATGTTCGTTTTAACACCTCTCGGAACAGTGTACTGCACACCGTTGATATTGACCTCAATATTCTTGTTTGACTTCATTGAACCTGTAGGAGCGATGTACTCAACAAGTTCTTCACTTTCCTTGTTTGCCTTTTCAATCAGCTTTGCAAGTTCCTTGTCCTGCTTGATTTTTTCCGCCTTGCGGTCGATCGGCATACTCTTCTTGATTTCCTGAAGCTCGTCATACATTCCAAGAAGCTTATCAAGCTGAGATTTTTCAATTGTTACGGTATCGGCAGTAGTTTCCGCTGCCGATACTTCTGTATTTTCTGCCGTCTCTGCGGCTTTCTTTGTTGTTGCCATAGGTTATACCTCCCAATCACGCTACAGCCGGAGAAGCTGTCTGTGCTACGGTGTTAAGTGAAGAAGCTGTTTCAATTCTCACCATTCTGGTCTGACCGATAATGCCGACGCCGTGAGTTGTTTTCCAACCCTGAGTCGCTCTCTGGTCGAGTGGGTCAGATGTACCGCCTGAGCCAAAGCCCTTAACGATTGTCTGAGTGCCTTCGCCCTCAATCTCAACGGTAACATATGCGTCCTTACCGAACACAAGCGTTGAATACACATCAATCTTGCTTGCGCCCGCACCCTTGAACACTTTCGCAAAGTTCGACTGTACAAACTTAACATTACCGATTGTACCGATTTCCCCTTTGAAAATCTTGTCTGCGTGAGCATACTTAACTACGCTGATAAAATCCTTGTTGCTGATAATGTCGTACTTAACATTCGGGTGTACAACAGCGACATAGTTTTCGCCGATAGGCTCAGCGTTCTGACATTCGAGATAGTTCAGCGCTCTGAAAATGGTGTCAATAGTGAGCTTACTGTTGGGCGTAATCGCCGCACGGCTTGCAACCTCTGTAACCGTACCGTCAGAGCCTACAGCCGGTGCATAGATAACGCTTGTTCCGGCATTAAGAGCCTCACGGTCAATCTCTTCAATTGAGCGGCCAGCCTGTGAAGCAAGCTCCTCACTGTCCTTGGTCATAACATCATCACGGCTACAGAAACTTGCCCAGTCGGTAATCGGTGTATATGCGCCGTACTGATTGACTGCAATCTCAACGTAGTAGAAGCTCATCTTGTTACCAACAGGAGTAATGCCTTCCTGCAACGGTGTTGTAACAGTCGGGTATGGTGAAATACCTCTCTTGTTGTAGATGTTGCCCGACTGTTTCGGAATTGTGTCATGCTCACCAAACTGACCGTGAACGCATTTTGCTGTCAAGTTTTTGAGGAATACTTTGTGATAGAATGTGGCCTTTTCGGGAGTCCAATCATTTCCCGAGGTTGATGTTGTGTTGCCGTAAGCATTGTAAACATAGCCGTTTGACTTGTTCACACCGCCCGCATCAACCGTATTATCGTGAATGTTGATAATAAGCTTAATAATCTTGCTTTTCATATGTACCTTCCTTTCGGCAAGGCATTAGAGGTGTGCCTCGCCTCGTCTTACTTTCTCGTAAAAGGCATCAAATTCAGCGTCAGACATATCTTCCACGCTCTTTCTCTGCGTGGTTGTACCGCTTTTCTTGACCGCATTTTCGGTTGGTCGTCTTGCACCACTCTGAATTGACTGTGCCGCCGCACTGATTGCGGCAGAGCTTGAACGCTTTACAAGGTCTTTCTGCAATTCATCAAAATGCGCCATTTTGTACGCAGTAGTCAAATCATAAATTTCATCATTACGACCTGTCTTTTCGTTCTGTTCATTTCTCTGTTGAGCAATAAAGTCAAGAGCTGTTCTGAATGACGAATTTTGAAATTCCTCTTCAAGGTTGAAGTTTGGAAATTCCTTCTGCGTTTCCGCTGCAATTGACCTTAAATGCGTGTCAAGCTCTCTTGCGGCTTTTTCTCTTCGGAGGGTTTCAAGCTCTTCTTCCTGTGCATTTGTTTTCTGCTGCTTGAAAAAGTCGTTGCGTGCCTCTTCTGTCGTTACTCCTGCGGCAAGAGCCTTTTCTGCGAACAAATCCTTATCCTCTGACACGGCTTTGAGAAGACCGTCAAGGTCATCGGGCTGTACATTGTATTTGTTTGCAATAAGAGCGAAAATCTGATTGCCGGTATTTTCTTTTTTCTGCATATCTGAAATCTGCTTGTTTTTGGTTGACATTCTGTCCTTAAACAAAGACTGCGCTCTGTTCTGATACACATTTTTGAATTTACCTTTAATCAGCTTTTCAAACTCTTCTTCTAAGTTTTCTTCGTCGTCTGTGTCTGTGCTGTTGTTTTCGCCTTCTGCGTTATTATTCTGATTCTGATTGCCGTTGCCGAAAGCCTTATTGTAATCGTCGATAAGGTCGTCACCTATGCCGATTCTCTCAGCTCTCTCTCTTGTTTCGCGGCTTATGTTGTTTTCGGTGCTTGTGGCATCACCGCTCTCACCGTTTCCGCCTCCGCCGTCAGTTGCGCCTGCTGTGTCGCCGTCATGCAGATTTACGATAAGATTTATAAATTTGTCGTTCATAAGAACCTCATTTCTCGCGTCTATCCGCGGTGTCTCTCTCGTCTTTCCGAGGTGTCAGGTCTTAATGCAGTCCCACTACTGCGACCTTATATTTTAATTATATCAACCTTAATTTTTCAAAAAAAGTTAAAACTCTTGTTGATTTTAAACTTTATTTCGGTTTGCCGTCATCATAGTTTAAATCTATTTCATCGGGGAAATTTTTGGCATAAAGTTCAAATCCCGTCCATAGTGCTTTTATGCCATTGCGTACTTCGGCATCTGAGCTGACAATATAAAACTCTGATTCCGTGTGACCGTTTTCATAGGTTTCATTGACTATCGTCACATTGTTTTCGTCCTGCATTTCACGCACGTACTGCAAAAATGTAGAACATAAAGCACTCACGGCAACACACACATCATGTGAGCCGTGTCCTTTGCTTTCAAAATATATCAGATTTCCGCTGTCAATCAATGTTATTTCAATCACATTGCCGCCCTGCTTTCTGTCTGTGGCGGTGTCTGCTGTGCGTTCTGTGCGTTTTCGCTCGGCATAGCATTCTGCACATCTGCCGCTGTTCTGCTTGCGTTCATTGCTTCCAGCATCTGCACTTTATTTGAAAGCTCCTGCACCGCCTGCGACAAGGTCTGATTCTGCTTGATTTTTTCAATCAGTTTTTCTTTGCCCTCAAAGGTCATGCCGTCAAGCATTACAAGCGTAGCGTCTGCCGCCTGCGGATTGAACGCACCCATTTGAAACAGATTCATCATCATTTCGTTCTGTGCGGCAGTCGCAAACGGACTTGCCTTTTGCGCCTTCACGTCAATATCAAATATTGGCAGTCGTTCAAGTATGTTGCCGTCCTCGTCGGTATAGTTTACCGTCTGACCGTCTGTGTCCGTATATGTCAACGGCTGTTTCCGAAGGTCTGTATTGTCAAACTCCTCATAGGTTGTCTGATTGTTTTCGCCTGTAATTCTAAAAATTCTCGGCAGATTATAAAACTGCCTCATCAGTTCAATTTCAAGTTGTGCAAGCTCCGTCATTGCTTCCTGTGCCAGCTTGTTTGAGTCACGGCTTACCTTTCCGCCTGCTTCCTGCAATGCCGCAATTGCCGAACCGCTTGTAACACCTGCCGCACTCGCTCCATTACTTGCGTCATTCGTAGCAGAAGTTTCTTTGATTTCATTCGACAATCTGTCGTACAAGCTCCATGCGCCCGAGGCAAGCTCTTTTGATTCAACCGGTGCAATGTTACCCTGCAACTGTCCGTTGACCTCAATTACAGTTTTGTCAAGGTCGGTCATATCGTCATTGTTCACGCCGACACCTGTATTTGCGTACACTCGTGGCTGTGAGTTGACTTTGATATTCACCAGCATATCGTGTTTGAGTTCATCAAGCTGATTTTGCGGTGCCCTGACTACATCCATAAATCCGAAGCCCACGGGAGTATCACGCAGGCGAAACATTGGTTCAAGTACAAACGGATACTTTCCGTGGTCATAAATAGGCTTACCCTCATTTTCGGATGAATAGAGAATATGGTCACCGACGAATTTACACAAATGCAGTTCGCCGTTTTTCTTGTAGTACCAGTCAATCAAGATGACTTTATCATTCGACTTGTTGCTGTTGTCGTAGGTTTCGTGTTCCACAAGTCCGAGAGAGGCAGTCGAAACGCTTTCAAGTTCAGGATATACCTTTCTGATTCCTTCCTCGTCATAATAGCGAGCAAAGAATACATTGGCGCTGTCCTGTATGTTTTCAATATGAGGCTCCCAAAAGAGATTGAGAATGTCAACACGGCTGATAGCAATATCACCCAGTCCGTTTTCTGCGGTCTTGTCCCACAATACTGCGTAACAACCGCAACCGCCGACAAACTTGTCAAGCTGTTCGTCTGAGTATGTTCTTATGAATCCGTTTCGTTTATGTATGCACGGAATAACGCTGTTGAGTGTTTTAGCCGCCTGTTCGTCGTCTTGTGCTCTCGGCAAACATATAATTTCGGGGTAGTTATCCATAGCGTCAGCGTGCTTGTTCATAATTACATTGAGTGCCTGTGCGCCTTTGCGGTGCGGTACAAGCACCTTTCGAGGCCTACCGTTATCGTCAGTTTTAATCTGCGGCGCAGTCGCCTCTGTGTAAAGCAGATTATATTCTCTGAAAGCCTGCTTAAATCTTTCATCATACGGCTTTTTGCTGTTCTGATATTTGCGGAAGGTCTGCATAGCCTCGTGTATTTCGTCAAGTCCAATCGGCTTGCCGCTGCTCTCGTTCTCTTTTTCTGCCTGTTCGGCTGATTTCGGCTCTTCATCAGTCTTATCGCTTGTACCGTAAACATTGCTCAACTTTGATTTGTCAGAAGTCAGAGCTGGATATGTGCTTTTAACCGGCATAATCATTCCGTTTTCATCTCGTTTAACTTTGCTCATTTTGGTTTTATCTCCTATCTGTAGTATCGTGTCTGACATATATTCAATGGGTCAAATGCCCTTGCATTACGGAGCACAACTTCTTTCGGTGTAATAATTGAAGTCATCATCCCGTAACGGCTTTCATCATAAATATGATCTTCGCCCTCGGTGTCAATATCTTCGGTGTCTATCTGCGAGTAAACAAGGTTCGGAATTGTTCTGATGAAGTTAGTGCAAGTGTTGAAACACTGAAACATCGGATAGCCTTCCTCATCAAACGCGAGCCGTGAATGAAACTGCATTTTTCCGGCAATTCTCGCATTGTCGCCCTTATTCCAGAACACACCCAACTGTGCGTGTGTTGCAGCTTGACTTTTTCCGCTGCCCTGTTCTGCAAAGATAGCCGGATCCGCCACACCGTATATCTGTCTGCCCTTAATTTGAGGGTCATTATTTTCAATTGCAAGAATTTCCTGTGCCACTTTTTCGATTGGCCAGCGTACACCTGTGTTCGGCTGATTTTTCTTGCAGCCGTACAGCTCCCTTATGCGGTAAAATCTGCCGTCTTGGTCAACGGCAGTCCACCCGACTGAAAACGGTCTTGTATATCCCCAGTCATACGAGCGTATTATTCGCCAACTTTGCGGAATTTTGAACGGCTCAATAACATGAGTCCACCGTCTGTCCTTGTAATGCTCTCGGTTATCTATCCATTCGGTAAAAACCTGTCCTTCAAAACTATCCCACGAGCCATAGAGTAAGGCATTACGCTCCGCTTCGGGCAATTGTGCCAGTCGCTTGACATAATCGGGGTCATTGTTCATTAAGGCATTGTTGTCAAAAACGCTTGCCGTAATAAAGACTTTACTGCTCCAATAATTTTTGGTCGTGCCGTCAGGCATAATTACTTTGTCGCTGAGCCATATAGTTTCGCCCGGAGTTCCGGCAGTCACAAAATACTGTTTCACCCAGCCGTGGCCTACTCCGCCGGGGTTGGCAGTTGACCGCATATACACCTTCGTCGCCTTGCAGTTACCACGATTTCGGGATTTTAAATAACTGTACTCGTCAAATGTAAACTGCGTTAATTCGTCAAAGCCGATAAAATCGTATTGCTGGCCTTGATACTTGTACTTTTCATTCGTGCGAAATAAAGAGCCGAGCTTAATTTGTGCGTCGCTTGAAAAGGTCCACACTCTCGTTGTTGCGTTGTACCTTGCGCCCCTATCTATTGACGGATAAATAGCCCTCGTTTGGTCAATAATTCGTGCAAGGTCAGGAACAGCTCTTCGCAATATTAGTCCTCTGTATTCGGGGATATTCACCTGTCGAGCCGCCTCAACTACAAGATAATCGGTCTTGCCTCCGCCTGCCGCACCGCCGTATAACATTTCATCTTCGCCACGGCTCAACGCTATTTTCTGTTTCGGCTGAGGAGTCCATATGACTTTCTTACTCAAGGCTTTCACCGTCCTGCTCGTCATCTTCGGGTGGTCGCATTACTTCCTGCATCGGGATTTCGATAATGCCGAGAGCGTTCTCTTCGTCCTGTTCCGTCGTATAATCTGCGAGTATGTTACGAACATTGAGCAGACTCTTAGAGATTTCCGCTGCACGCTTTGTGTTTACAAGTGTCTTGCGCTTTGCATAATCGTATCTGTATTCTTCTTCCACTGTGGCGGCTTTCTTATCTTCGCTTTTTTCGGCTTTAACCGTTACTTTCTTCTTGATGAGTTCCTCGTCCTTGTCAAGCTCATTAACGGCTCTGTTCAGCTTTGTGATGAGTTTTGAGGCAACGGCCACAACCCTGTCAATCTCTCTGACGGTTTTCTTCACTTTCTCTGTGTTGATTTTCTTGGCTATTTTGTTTGCGGTTTCACTCTGATTCTGCTTCCTCAGCTCCTGCCAATGCTCAGACGCGCACTTCTTGCTGATTGATGACACGCTTATACCGTATCTGTCGGCGAGCTTGGCGGCTGACATTGTTCCGCTCACATATTCAGCCTTGACCGTTGCCCAGTCAATCAATTCCGGTTCATCGGTTTTCTTCTTCCTCGTTTTTGATTCTGCTTTTTGTGCCTGTGATTTTAATTTATCGCTCATCAGCTCACCGCCCTTTTCGTGCCAAATCGTGCCAAATCTGTATTTTAATTTTATGTTTTTTTCTCTTCGCATAAAAGTTAAAACTTTTTCAATGATTTTTCATACTTTTTTCAGGGCCTAATATTGGTATGCAAAAACACGGTTTCACCAAGAGGCAAAACCGTGACGAAACTAAAATTTTTGAATTGATTTAAAATTTTCGCATATTATGTTTTTTAAAAATTAATAAAGGATTGCGACAGAAAACAATAACAAATAATAAAAATCCTCATCCACTTTTCACGGCGGATGAGGGTTTTTATTTACTCATTTTTTATTATCGTCTGTGCCAGCGGACAGCCCCTCCAACAATAGCTCCCACAAAAATCGTTGAAGTGATTTTCCTTGTCTTGCGGTGAATCAAAAAACAGCGTTGTACTCTTGCTCTTGAACACCGCCCCGAAACAGCAAATTTTACTTTGGCTGTCGTAAGAATAGAACGGACATTTGGCTTTGTTTTCTTTCAAATTTATCTCTCCTTTGATTTTGTATCTATTCCGCTGCATACTTCATTTTTGTGCAACCCCAAAAGACCGTACATCGCACGGTCTGAATTTACCATTATTTACCATTTTCGCCTCTGCGTAATCGGCAAAAAACAAAAATACCATTTTGCACCGCCGATATCCGAGTAGTTCATTGAGTAATCGTCCTCAATGAGATAATGCCCCTCGGGCGCTTCAATCATTTCTCCACGCTCTAAGGCTCTAATCTCTTTTCTTTTCGCCTTTCTTGTGACCGATTCAGGCTTTGTAAGATTGCGACTTGTCATCATCCGCTTTTGTGCGGCATCAACATCTTCTTTACCGGTCAAATCTTTTGTTATGTACTCAGCTAACTTTTTGAAATTCTCGTTCTTATATAGCGGAGTAAAGTTCTGACCGTTTTCGTAGGGCCATTGTTCAGACAGCAGTTCCCTGTCCTCTTTGCTGACTATGATGTGGATATGCCAATTCTTGCCCGACTTACCGCATTCAATAAACGCTATGTACTTTAGTCTGCCCTTGCCCTGCTTTTTCAGGCGGTAATTTATTCTGTAAAGCCACTTGCCTACCTCTTTGCGAAACTCTTCTTCTGTTTCATATGTTCCATACGGCGCAGAAAAGCGACAGAAAAAATCACCGCTCCCAAAGTTTGCATTTATAAGCCTCTGCATATGCTTGACTGCACGGAGCTTGTTTGCTTTTCTCATCTTGGCAGGACTTAAAGAATTATTTGATTTCCTTCCGCCGTAGTTCTTGCCTATTTTTCTGATTGACTGGTAATACTCAACCTCAATCATATCTCCGCTTTTGATTGTTCTCTTATAAGTGTACATAGCATAACCTTTTATTATAGTATATATTTCCTGTTTTCCCTGCTTAAATAATCATTTGAGCAGGATATTAAAGGAGCATTTCAGCTCCCTCAATTATGACTGATTATTATTCTGCTTTAGAATATTAATACTGAAAGATATAACTAAGCAGTAGCCCATCTGACCATTGAGCTACTGCTTTTTGCAAACCTTGCCACTATGCAATTGTGTGTTCTTATTTTATTGCAATATGTCGAACCGTTACCTCGGCTCTTCTTGTAACAGCTAAAATCAAAAAAAGAAGTCATTGCTTTTTGATTTTAGTTTTGAATATGGAAATTGTTTGATTTCTTGATTTTAAAATTGGATTTTGCACGCAGCAAGGGTGTTGCCTTAATTATTCTTCTGCCGCTGTGTCAGCCGTCTCATCGGGCTGAGATTCAGCCTTCTTAATAGGCTCATACACCGAGAGCTTACCTGCCATAAGTGCGTTGACCTCAGCCAGCTTTGTGATGTTTTCATTCAGCACTCTGTTGTACTTCATTTCTTCCTCTCTTGTACACAAAAGATTCCCCATGTTGTCCTCGAGCATCTGATTTTCTGCTCTTAATCTTCTGTTTTCTTCCCTGAGCTTTTTGCAGCCTTTTTCAGCTCTGAATAATTTAAGATTAAGATAATCAATCTGCATAAGTACTGTCGCAAAACGCTCGTGTGCGGATTCTTTTAAATTTTCTATCTGACTTTTTAAAAATTCTTTATCTGCTCTTCTCATATGT